CAACGGATTACGATGCAAATAAATTGTATACTCATCCGTCTCTAAAATTGCCCTCCTGGGCAATACTCTCCATCTTAATGACCCCCTATGTCCTTGAAACGCAAATGTAACCCAATGTAACAATAACGTGTTACAATAATTATAAGATGCAGCTGCACCTGTGGTATTAACTGCGTCAGGGACGTTCCCTCTCAAATAAGGGAACATACAACGTATCCCAGCATTTACTCCTCTACCATTTTCGAGTAAATCTGTTGTATGTAAGGCCCACCTTTTAAGTAGGGGTCTGAACGAAGCTATCGATTCACCAACAAAAACTTTGTTTATATCTGATAGATCTTGTTCTGATGGGCCTAATGGCATAGCATTCTCTTGCATCGGGGCTGATGGTTCCTTTGTTCCCTGCGATTCGGGTACAATATCATCAGATGACCACTCTCCTGATTGTGGTTCAAAACCACTTTGTGGCTTGAAAACAAATTTCGTAAAATTTGATGAATCAGGTACAAAAACTTCAAAATCATCACCTGCGGAAACAAACACGTTAACTTCAATATCATTGTTAACTTCTGTGTTTGGTACAGTAAGTTCATTAAGAACATAAACTGTCAATGTTCCATTTCCTGGCCCATTTGTTGTATAAGGCACTACAGGTGGTGCTGCAAGAGGTTGCGAATAAACTGTCGTAATAGAATCAGTTCCAGGATTAGCATGATCCAACAATGTGAATTCTTGACCATTACCTATTTCCATGGTAAAATCCTGTTCTTTTGCAATATCTACTATGCGCATGTAATTTGTGTTGTATTCCACGTCATCAATGTGATTAGGATCGTACACAAATTTTAGACGTCCTTTATGAAATGAAGAACACACAATCTGGAATCTAAACTTCATTGTTCCAGTCCAATATTTAAATGGTATGGCAGCCATCGCACATGGTGGGAATAAATATCCTTTTGGATCTGTTCCTGTTTCAGCCCACGTCACTGGGCTAACTCGTGTTTGAAATAACACTGTTTCAGGCGCACTGCCAACAGTCCAATTGAAATACGTCAAATACGATTCCCTGGCTGCTATGTTTCTTATATTCATTGGATCGTCTCCTGACAAACCGGCTATTCTGGGATCAATAGTTAGCTCCTGCTTATCGTCAACAGTCAATTTGCTGACTGTGGCAGGTGTATTAGTCGTTGCTAACGTACCAACATTATATGGTTTGTAGGGATCGGGTGCTTTGGTTATTGGTGGTGCACAATATCCAAACATTTTGGCAACTCCTCCGATTACATCGGCTGCCTTTGCTGTAGCCATAGCATATGGAGCTATAGCTGATATACCCGATAAAGTTTTTGCAGCTTTTGACACCACTGAAGCCGGACCGGATATCATCCCGGTTTTATTAGCTTCATCAACTTCCTCTCCAGCTTGTGGAACAAAATCCACATTTGTCAATACAGACATCTGGACATCTTCAGCCCACGCAAACACTGTTATGGTAACTACGTCTTCAGCTCCATTTGCGTGTTTAAGTTCGGTGAGAGCTCGTAGATAACATCTACCCATATCGCTCCAATCACCATCTGGCACTTTAAGATAATTTTTGTGATACAAAAATGGTAAAACCATTTCACCACCATTGGAAGTTGTGGGATCCAAATACACATGGGGGAATTGTGATGTTTGGACCAAATCCTCTTTGACCAATGCTGCGTGTGTTGACAAATCGTCAAAAACGTCAAGAGGATTATATGCTAAGATAGCACGGCCATACTGAAATCCATTTCCATTTATAACGGCCTTTAGATGTAACTTACACCTAAGTAAATTGAATGTATTAATGCGGTCTAAAACACGCGCATTTTCCCAATACAATGACCACGGGTCAAAATCCTGACCCAATGCCGTAGTTGTGGACCATTCTTGCTCAAATATTTTAATCGGCCTCTTGAAGAAATTCTCCAATGTAGCGTCATTCATGTCTTGCAATTTACGTATTGGATCTATTTCAGAATCAACTTCGTATCTCTTAGTCGCAACCTGGTCATCAAAACTAATGTTCTGGTACTTTGCATCCATATTTGTCTTGATTAGTGAGACACCTTCCACACCACTCTGTGGAAGAAACTTCTGTCTTTCTTCTAATCTAGCTATCTCAGCTTTTCTGGCTTTCTTTAATTCCTCTGCCCTACGAAGAAATTCTCTATAGGCACGTTCACGTGCTGAGAATAATCGCATAAAACTACGCGATTTCTTCTTCTTACTTGATAATGTCCGTTCAAGTCCCGATTGAGGATTAAATTTCGGGGTATCCGCCCCTTGTGGTCTCCTTTCACTACCACGTATTATTATGTCTATGTTTGTATTACACTTCTTCAAACAGTTTCCAGACTCTTTATTTAACCTATCACCTCGAAAGCCTATAGAGGGTAGGGTGATCATTTGAGATGCTCCTTGCACCTCTCCAAATCAATCGAGAAGCCTTCAGTTGTACATAATGATCAAAAGCACAATCTGTGGTAATCCATACACGATTGCCAATTTTGCTAAACCTCAGATTTGAAACTGGTGCTCGTTTATAGCCTGAGCTAGGCGGAGATCTTTACTCAAAATGTTTTGCTATTAAATCTTCAAAAACACCGAATATTTCTTCATTATCTGGTAACAAC